GCCCAAGGGCGTGCTGGAGGGCGGTCAGTCGGCCCTTGGCAATCAAGAAGCTCGCACCGCAGTGCGTGCAGCGCAGGCGGCTATCGTGGCCTCGCGGAGCACGTACGTCGCGCTGGTCAACACCGACGACCTTGAGCTCAAGCGCAGCGACAACATCCACTACGGAGGCGAGGCCAACTACGAGCTGGGCTACCGCCTCGCGGACTCGCTCTTGAGCCTGTCGGCTACGGGTGCGGCGGGTACTACGGGCACCGACACCGGTGATGACACCGGCGAGGACGGCCCGCCGCCGGAAGGTGCCACCCTTGTAGTCGAAGACGGCAGTGGCCTCGCATCGGCCAACAGCTACATCAGCCTCGCGGACGCCAACAGCTACTTCGAGGCACGCCGCAACCCGGCCACGTGGACCGAGGCGGACGACGCTGCCCGCGAGCAGGCTCTGCGCGTCGGCACCGACTACCTCGACGCCAAATACGGCGACATGTGGGTCGGTATCCGCAACACGAAGACGCAGGCGCTCGACTGGCCGCGTGCGCTGGCCTACGACCTCGACGGCTACCCCATCGAGACCGACGAAGTGCCCAAGCGTCTCAAGCACGCGACCGCCGAGATGGCCTTGCGCTACTTGACCGCGCCCGACGAGCTGCTGCCCGATGTGGCGCAGGACGATCAGAGCATTGCCAGCGAATCCAACACCGTCGGCCCGATCAGCCAGAGCATCAGCTATCAGGGCGGCAAGGCGTACAGCAAGCGGTTCACCACGGTGGAGCGCCTGCTCAAGACCGGGGGACTCATCGAGTCGGACTCATGGGCGAACAGATGACCCTTGACCCCAGCCGTCTGCGTGCCATGGCCTCGCGGTTGATTGCTGCGAACGGTCAGGCATCGACCACGTTCTACGTGCCGACCACGGCGGGCACGTACGACCCCGACACGGGCATCACCTCGGGGGAAGTCGTGTCTGAACAAGTGGTCACGACAACGCCGCCGATGCCCACGAGGACCACCATGCGCGGCAATGACATGGCGCAGGTCGGCGACGCCACCATGCTGGTCGCGGCCCTTGACATCGCGTGGTCGCCGTACGTCGGCCAGAAGCTGCGCTGCAACGGCCTCGACTTCACAATCATCAGCACGTTGGCGTACCCGGTGGGTGCCACGATCATCGCGTGGGAGTTGCAGCTTGAGAGGGGGGCGCGTGCCTAACAACGCCGACGACTTCGCCCGCGAGCTGGCAAAGCAGATCAAGCTGGTCGAGGAGCAAGGCTCCGCACTGCACCGCCGCATGGGCCTCGACCTGCTGGCAAGGTTGGTCAACAAGACGCCCGTGGGCAACCGCGAGCTGTGGAAGGTCAACCAAGGTCGGTCCAAGCGCAAGCTGGTGCCGAAGGGCTACGTGGGCGGGCACCTGCGTCACAACTGGCAGGTGACCGTCAACCGCACTACGGACGCCGAAATCGACGGTGTCAGTCGTAGCCCTGCCACGGTCATCCGCCGCGAGGAGAAGGCCATCAACGCCGCTTTCTTCGGCAGCATCATCTACCTCCAGAACCCGTCGCCTTACGCCATCCGCGTGATGGAAGAAGGGCACAGCACGCAGGCACCGCCCGGCACGTTCCGCGTGACCATTCAGGAGATCGCCGTGGGCTACAACGCGCAGGTGGGCGGATGAGCCAAGCCACGATTGCCAACACCATTCGTGGTCGCTTCAAGGACGAAGTGGCTGACGAGGTCGAGGGCCTCAATGTGCTCTACGACAACCACCGCGACACCGACGTGCCCGGCACTGGGCGTTGGGTGCGCTTTAGCGTGCGCCTCGGGGAGACCATCCAAGCCACGTTTGCCAACGTCGGCAGCCGCACCTTCCGCACCGCTGGCGTCGCGTACGCCGAGCTGTACGAACCCGAGGGCGTGGGCGACGGCGGGCAGTTGGCACTGGCTGACACAATCATTGCGGCGTTTCGGGGCGTCTCCCTGAGCAGTCCGCAGATCGTTTTCGATTCGCCGTCTGTGACCGAGGGAACTCGGGACGGGCCTTGGTGGCGGCGAGTTGTGACCATCCCGTTCCGGGCAGACACACACGCATGAGCAACGCTTCCAGCACAATCGTCAAGCTCGCGCCTGAAGTTACCTTCGGGACTCAGGCGACCACGGGCTTCCACACCATCGGGTTCACCAGCACTTCGCTGCGGCCCACGACCACCTACCAGCAGGACCCGACAATTCGCGGCACCCGCGACATCCCGGACCTTGTGCGTCTGGGCATCGGTGCCGAGGGCGACATCGGCTTTGCCCTGCGCTACGACGACACGGGTGCGTTGTACCAGTTGCTGGCCGCGTCGATGCAGGCGGACACCATCACGGCTGCGGCGACGCAGGTCACGGGCGTGACGGCTTCGGCTAGCGTGATGGTGGACACCGATCTTGCTGCGGCAAGCATTGAGACCGGCATTCAAGTTGGCGACGTTGTGCAGGTGCTGACAAGCGCCGACGTGCTTGTCGGTTACTTTGAGGTCAAGACGGTCGGCACTGGCAACATTGTGGTGTACGGCGGATCCGGCCTTAGCGCAGCCACCAACCTCAAGGTCAAGCGTGGTGCTCGCCTCGTCAACGACGACGTGCAGAAGTTCTTCACCGTCGAGGTCGGCCACCCGGACATGAGCGGCACCGACAAGTACGAGGTCTACACGGGCATGGTCCCTGACCGGATGCGCCTGACCATCGCCGACGGCCAGATGACGCAGGGCAGCTTCTCCTTCGTGGGCAAGCGTCTCTCCGAGACCCGCACGACCACGATCAGCGCAGGCACGGGCGCACCGACGACGCAGGTCATGAACTGCGTGGACCACGTTCCCGCCTTCCGCATCACCTCGACCAACTACGAGGCGACGGAGATCAGCTTCGAGATCAACAACGCTAGCGCGGCCCGCACCGTGATCGGCTCCCTCGGCAGCAAGTCGGTGCGCTCGGGTTCGTTCCAAGTCACGGGCACGATCCGCGCCTACCTCGACGACTACACCGAGTTCGAGAAGGTCGTCAACGACACCGAGTCCAGCCTGCTCGTCGCCTGCCGCGACGCCGCTGGCAAGGCGTACGCCTTCTGCTTCCCGCGCATCAAGTACTCGCAGGTCGAGGCCCCGACCACCGGGCAGGACACGGACGTCTTCGTGACCCTCCAGTGGCAGGCGGTCTACGACTCGGGCAGTGCCTGCACGATGCGCACCCTGTTCTGGGCCTGATACCTAGCAACCCTCGCAACCACCCCATGGCAAAGCTTTCTCTCTACAGCACGGACCCCACCACTTCGGTGGAGGGTCTGTGGTTCGACTTCGAGGCGCAGTCACAAGTGCCTCTTGACGCGCCGCACGAGAAGCACATCTGCTTCCGTGTGGCCCGTTGGAACAACCCGCGCTTCCGCGCCGAGCGCGTGGCCGTCCTTGAACGGCACCGCGACACGCTGGAAGGCAACGCCGTCGAGGCGATGCGGCTGGCAACCGGCAAGGCCATGGCCCGCGCCGTGGTCCTCGATTGGTGCAACATCGAGAACGAGGACGGCACCGTGCTGGCCTACTCGGTCGAGGATGCACAGAAGCTGCTCGACGACGAGCGGTACGACCAGATCCGGCAGTTCGTGCTGGAGTGCGCCACCCGCGTGGACTTGTTCAGGGCGCAGGCCGAAGAGGCCGCAGCGGGAAACTTGTCTCCCTCCTCGACTGGAACCTCCGCTTCACCGAGGAGCAGTACCGATTCCTGAGCAAGTTGGCCGAGCAGCGGAGGCGCATCGGCAAGCCAATCCCCAAAGCACTACGAGACAAGCCCACCCTTCGAGAAGAACACGCAGACCTATGGATCGCATTCATCGACTTGAGCGGATCGCGGACAGCGGGTTTTGGCCCGGAGCCGATCCAGATCTCGTCGGTGAAGGACTGGTGCGTTGTTCACGGTGTTCCCCAGTGGAGGTGGCCTACGTTCTGGAGTGTGATACGTGCGCTCGACCGGGCGTGGTTGTCCAAGGCAACGGAGGCTGTGAGCAATGACGACTCTTCGGGTAGCACTCGACGCAAGCCAGATGATCGCGCAGTCGCGTCAGGTCGTCAGCGCAACGCAGGCCATGGGGCAAGCCGCGCAGGTAACCGGTCGCGCAATGACCGGCCTCGATTCGGCGTTCGTACAGACGGCGCGGGCGGGTGACGCTACCCGGGAGTCGCTGAAGGCGACCTCGGGCGCGATCCAGAGCGCGGGCAACGTGCGGCAGTTGGTCGAGGCGTTGAAGCAGGTGGACGGCAGCTTTGCCACCATTGCCAACGTCGCGGCCATTGCGGCGCAGACGGTGTTGTC